CCCTGCGGCATTGTAGCCCTTCATAATCGTCGGTCCTCCCCACACCTCTGCTACTGCCCCATAAAGGGCATGCTCTGCAGGTTTCAAGTACCTACCGAGGCAGAGGTTGTACCTGGCTCCACGCGGTTGGATTATCCGCGGAGCCGGGTCAGGTTTGCTCTCAAGGTTCAGAGATTCTGCCTTGACGAAAGCTTTGATGTTTGCATCGGCTGAGTCAATTCCCCTGCACTTGAGGGACTCAGCAGCTGCCTCGTAGCGCGCCCGTTTTTGCCCACGGTATGTCGCCAGAAACTCTGGGACTGTCCAGTGAGGAACTCGTGCACACGCTGCAATGACAGCAGACCTGAACTCGATGCAACAATCAAAGGCCCCGGCTACTGGCCTAGGAGGTGGCTCTAGTCCGTTGGGGCCCACAACCCCGAAGACTCTCTCCTTGACCGCTCGCAAACCGTTTGCCACTGAGTTGTTGTGCAGCCCGACCACTCGGCTTGCTGCAAAACCCTCTAGGCGCAAGAAACGCCTCACCTTGGGGTCCTTGACAATGTCAAGACCACGGATTTTGCTCTCAACCCACTCAGCGAGAATGCCGCCGGCAGAACAAAATCCTTGGCATAGCCTAAGGCCCCCCTACCTCCCCGTACCAAGCACTAGGTGTTTGTCCCGCACACCGGAAAACCACTCGAGCCATGTCCTCCTGTAGGTTGGCTCGGTTGCCACGCGGTACTCGTCGCGCATCGCCGGTGTTGTGAAGGCCGCGCTCACGGTCTGCTCGTACCTACTTGCGTAGAACACGAGCCGCACAGCGATCGGCAGGATGCGGACCATGTCCTTGTTCCTGCACTTGCGCTTCGCGAGCATGTTGCGCAGCTCCACTTGCACCGCCGCCACATCGATCCTGGGATCAGGATTGCAGTTGCGAAGCGCCCGGAACTCCGTGGCTAGGCGCCTGGCAGCCAGCACGTAGCTGCCATGAGTAGCCTTCCACTCGGGTCCAAGCTCACCGAGGACCTCCAGGAGGTCCCCAGGAGCGTCGGATTCCGCAGACTCCATCTGCAGAATCGTCTGAGCCATCGCTTCTGCTCGACGGGCGCGGCGCTGGCGGAGGGCGCGGCGGTTGAGCCGTCTCTCCACCTCGCCGACAGCAACAGCCGATACCGCACGGGCCACCCATGTGCCCAGCGAGAACGCACCCACCCCCACTAGGGCTAGAACCTCGACGGGCATACTCTACCAGGACAGCGTTGAGCTCGAATACAAGTCGCCAGTGGTAACGGTACAACTGGGAACATGCAAGTTGCCCAAGCCCGGATAGAGTGTCAGTGCCCTCGTGATCCAGTGCTCTAGGGCAGAGCAAACAATCCACTGCTGAGCAGTGAATTGCCTGCCGTTGATAGTGAAGTTGCAAAGCAGGCCCTGCTCCAGTGCAGCCTCACGCAAATGCGCTGGGTACTGCTCGTAGAGCCTGGTGCTAAGCTGGAAGTAGTTGATGAAAGCCAGTTTGACTTACGTGTAGGGGTAACTACACGGGCCGCCGATACGCAAAGCGCCTGCCGCCACGGGGAGATTGCTCTCCACGGATCCCACGTCACTGGGCACACCTGGTGAGGGTGTGGATCG